ACCCGCCGCGAGCACGTGGCTGAAGCGCAGACGGCGTTCAACGCCTACATCCGCGAGCGTGACGCCGGCCTGCCGTGCATCAGCTGCGACTCGAACCCAAGCGACCACGACCTCATCACCGGCAGCCGCTGGGACGCTGGCCACTACCGGTCGGTGGGCGCCTGCCCGGAACTGCGCTTCGAGCCGCTGAACGTCCACCGCCAGTGCGTGAAGTGCAACCGGAACCTGTCCGGTAACGCAGTCGAGTACCGCATCCGCCTGGTGAAGCGCATCGGCGCCGAAGCCGTGGAATTCCTCGAAGGGCCTCATAAGCCCCAGCGCCTGGCCATCGAAGACCTGCAGGCCATCAAGGCCCTGTACAGGCAGAAGCTCAAAGACCTACGGAGGGCAGCAGCATGACCTGGACAATCGCAGATACCGCCGGCGCGCTGCTGCTGGCCATGACCATCGCTTCCAGCTGGTGCGTAGTGCGCGCCAAGCGCATCGAAACTCGCCGCAAGAAGGAGCAGGGCCAATGAATTATCAAAGCGTTGTAGCGGCAGTCGTACGGGCCCTAGCGGCCGAAACCATCAACAGTGCCGGCGGATGCGACTTCGAGCCGAAGGTCCAGGCCGCCAAGCAGAAGGGCGCAATCGTGGGGAAGGAAGCGGCATTCCTCATCGACTGCATGGTGTTCAGCCGGCTGCACAAGAACCTAAGCGCATCTCACTGGCGCCACCTGGTGGCGAAGTACTCCACCCACGTGGACCGCAAGCACGCGGCCATCGAGGAGCTGACGCGCACCCATCGCTCGCCGGCCCCGGATCGCTTCCGCCAGTGCGCCATCCTGACCTGGGCGATGCCCAAGCTTCCTGGAGTCGATGGCAAGCGCAGCACGAGTGTTCTGCCTGCGGCTTGGTACGAAATGGACAACTGGAGCGACGACCCGCACCCAATCAAGACCCAGGAGCGCTGGAGGAGAGACATTCGGCGCGCTCTGGAGCGTGAGGTAGATGCTGCGCTGGTCGAAGCTCAGCACATTCTCGACCATGAAGGCCTTTTGGTAGCAAATGTCGCTTGACTGCGACTGAGCCAATGAGCCAATATGCGTCCATCCTGTCATTCCTGCGCGCTGTGTAGGAGTGCTGACCTGGCAGCGAGCTTAAGCTCAAGCGGTAGCGAAGGCGGGTTGTTGATGTTTGGAGGTCTGGCATGGGTGGTATTTATGTGGTTCCTGCTGGCACTGATTGACACACCAAACGAAGCACAACAATCTGGACAAGAAGGAGGTAGTCGTATGAAGAAAGTTCTGTGGAAAACCGTGGTTAGTTTCATGGCAAACGCATCAACATCCTTCTACGTCAACAGCCTGCCATCCCTCACCATTCGAGATCCACGATAGTTTCGGGGACCTCTTCAGTTTCAAAGTGTCGCTTGTCCGGCACACCAAGCACCTAAACCCGGCCATCGCGCCGGGTTTTTTATTCCCCGAAGAGGGCCTCAAGAGTCCCGGCCAAGCGCCGGGATTTTTGTATCCAGGGGAGACCCTAACGGGGCCGCCTGGATACTCATAGCAAGAAAGACCGAACCCGGCCGTTTGCTATGGGACGGGGCTGAATTGAACTGCTATCAGATGCGTACGCTCTTCGTAGGCACTAGCCTCCAGTTTTGCCGAGGCGCCTCCTCCTTTTTGATAAGCGTTGATAGAAATGTCCAGGTTCTTGTCTTCGGAGAATGAGGTGCTCTCCTTGAGCTCTATCGTGGCCTCGGTGCAGCCACCGTGTTCTCTCGCAAATAAGACCGCCTTCCAAGATGGTTCGAATTCAAGCCAAAAGAAACCACTGCGATCGAGCTTTTCAGTTGCATTCCAGCCTAGTCCATTGAGACTGAACACTCGGGTATCCAGCGATCCGTTTTTCATCTCTGAATTGTTCTCGTAACCAGCAGTCCCCGAGGCGATAGGGCCAGCGTCTACCGCGGCCGCAGCTTTTTGTCTGCTGGTTGAGGTATTTGAGGTGTTCTTCGTGATGCTGATTCGAGTTGCTCCGAGAGATATCAAAAGCCTCATGAGCTCAGACTCTCGCTCCTCCAGCACGTATGCGTCGTAATTATCGCTTGGAATGTAGAGGTGCTCGCTGCCTCCGTCAGCTACATCCGCTAGCGGATGTCTACGATAAGACTTGCCTGCCATAGGATGCCCAGGTTGGAATCGGCACCCTATGGCCTTGGCTTGAGCTGGAGAGAAGGTTGCGCGCTCCACGAATGCGGCGAGAAGACGTTCTTTTTCCGCCCGCGCCGCTTTGTCTTCATCTTTGTCACTATTAAAAATGCTTGCCAGTGAAGGCACCGCAGAGATTGCCGAAAAAATAAGCGATCCCGGAAGGACGCTCATCGCTAACGGTGTCACTGCAAAGGCAGGTATAGCCGAAGGGGTGATGTTATCTCGGCCCGGCATTGTAAAATTTTGCGTCGACGAGTCGAAGCCAATCGGCTTTGGTTTAGCTAGGTACTCATCAATGATGTAAATGGTGTCAAGCACGGCTCCGCTCCAATTGAGTTTCCATACGCCATGGCAAGATGGCCGATTAAGAGTGATCGTTAGTTATCGGCAGCGAAACCGGGGCCTTTACACCGGGGGGCAGCCTTCGATTGGTAGTCTACGGCGCAGTCCGTTCTGCGACCGGTCGGGGGCCACGTTAAGTCGACTCGACAGACACCACTAGGCGATTACCGAGCGCGGCCAGGGCCTTCTCGATCGCCTCCATCTTCGAAGTGTGCAGGAAGTCGACCAGGCGATCACCCTGGGTCTGTGACACACCCAGCAGGCGGCACAGATCGGCCTTGCGCATACCTCGGGCCATCATCTCGTTCCACAGCGCGATTTTCGCCACGGTGACTGCCGGCAGGTGGACAACGTGTTCGTCCTCCAACGGTGGCGACGCTTTCGGGATTGCCTCGCGGCGATCAACGTAGATGGACAGTGTCGTCTCGATCGCGTCCAGTCCCTGGCTGATGCAATGATCTCGATCTTCCCCCCACCCGTGCAGCTCTGGGAGGTCTCTACAGATGATCGCCAACCCTGGCTCGTTGTATTGCTCAAACCGAATTGCGTAGTCGTACATGGTCTCTCCTCTGAGGTGATCGATCAGCGCTCTTACGTGGTGAAGGGGCTCTTAGAGCCCCAGTTGTTTAATGATCGCCTTCCTTGTGGGTTCTGGCATTTCCTTGCTGCCATGGTCCGGGAAGACAGTCTTGTTGCCGTTCGGGGCGGTGACTTTGAAGTGGCTTACTTTGCCTGCTTCGAAGGTCACCCCTTGGGCCTTCAACCATCGTCTGAACTCGCTGAACTTCATCACCTCATCTCTGTTGTTTGGATGAGCTCAGCATACAACAGATTTGTGGTATTACAACATTTATGTGGTGTCTCTCGCATGGGATTCGCCGGGAGATTCTGGATGGACCCGACCGACCTCGGCCCAGGCACAGCCACTTGGCTGGGCGGAACGGGCACCGTTTTGCTGGGCGGCTTCCTGTGGCTGCGCAAATTCCTCTCGAAAGATGCAGCCGACCGTGCCATGGACAATGCCGACATAGGCACCGTCCGCCGGTTGAACGAACTGCTCGACTCCGAGCGTGAGGCCCGCAAGCTTGCCGAGGCCCGCGCAGATCAATTCGCGAAGGAGCGTAACGAGCTCGCCGCCGCGGTTGGCCGGATGGAGGGAAAGATCGAAGCGCTGACCGGGCAGGTGTCCCAGCTCACCGACAAGGTGACGAGCCAGAGTGCGGAGATTGCCCGGCTTCGCGCTCAGCTTGGAGGTGATGCGTGATGGACAGATGCGCACTTGAATTCATCGCTCGCCGCTGGTGGCACCGGGCTGAGATCTGGGTCATCGCCCTGGTGTTGATCGCCGGTGGTGCGGTGTTGGGCTGGCAGTCGGCCTACTGGGCCATGACCAGCGCCCAGGCCAACCAGGTGAAGCAGATCCGCGAAGCCTATGACGCCGCCATGGCTGAGCGCAACCAGCGCTTGGATGAGCTGACCCGGAAGGCGGAGAACGCCGCAGCCAAGGCGTCCAAGGCCGCGACGACCGCCAACCAGGCCGCCGACAAAGCTGATGAGGCCCTCAATCGGGTATCGCCGTAGCAAATGGACTGATGTGACGGTTTGTACGTGGGTACCTATTCCCGGCTGTAGGAGTAACGGTGAGTCCAAGCATGGTCGCAGGTCACGCAAATCCACTTCTCGACCACGTCGATGTCGCTCACGGTTACTGTCCTCTGTTCATTCTGATTAGTCGTTTGGTTGCGAATAATCCGTTGAACTGACCGAACCCCGTTTACCTGCTCTGAGTAGTCGATACGCTTGGCCGTGGGGGCGTTGCATTTGCTGCAGACGGCTGGAATCGCGGATCTGTGATTGATACCAGCCCAGATGAAGATTACTGCTGCGATCGACCCAATGATGATAAAGAGATCACTAGCTCCTATGACGCCGCCAATGGCGACCAAGATGGAAATGAAGCCAGCAATAAACGCTGCCTTAGCATTTCTCTTGTGCCTGTGATTTTCATCGATCACCTTTTTGATTCGAGCGGCTCGCGGTGACAAGGAAATAGAATCTTGAGCGGAGACCTCATTGCTTCTAGGTCTAGCCACTGGAGCTTCCAGTCCGAGCCTGGTGGCCGTTTTCTCCGAAATACCGACGTTCAAAGAGACAATGCCTCGGTTGCCAGGCTTAGCGGAGCCCTCCCAGATCAGAATGTCGTTGAGATACACCTTGACGCTAGCTGGCACCGCTTCCAGCAAAACGATTGTCTGCCCGTTGTGAATTCGTCGCTGACTGGAATTCACGCTGACAATGATTGGGGTGTTCGCGAATCCTTTGGCTGTGTCACGCCGCGTTAAGGTGATTTCGTGCATGCATCAAGGCCTTCTGAAATGCTCATCACAGATGCCTCGGCCTTGTTCGCTGAATCTTTAGCCGATATCGAGATATTGCCCTACAAGAACCGAAAGCTCTTGTGGAGGAAGTCCCAGAGGGGAGCGTAGGAGTCCAGCTTTTACTCAACGCATTTGGATCGAAGGCGCCCCAGAGTAAGTAGGAGGAGCACTGGTATCAAATGAACATTAAGAATCCCGATTGGGAGGCGATCGAACGAGCCTTCCGGGCCGGAGCGCTTTCCATCCGCACCATCGCTGACCGCAACGGGGTGAGCGACACCGCGATCAGGAAGAAGGCTAAGGCCTTGGGCTGGGAGCGAGACCTTTCCGAGCAGGTCCGTAAAGAGGTTCGCAACAAGCTGGTTCGCGGCGAGGTTCGCGAAGATCAATGTGCGAACCCTGAGCATGACGCCGAGATCATCGAAGAGGCGGCAGAAGAGGGGGCGACGGTTGTTCGCAGCCACCGCCGCGATATTCGCAAGGCCACGAACCTTGCGAACCTGCTGATGGATGATCTGCTGGCGACGATCAAGCGTCGTGAAGAGATCGAGGAAGAGATCGAGCGCGATACTGCCGATGATCAGAGTGGTTTCCGCCGGAGCGCGATGCTTGGGGCGGTGAGCCTTCCCAGCAATGCCAAAACCCTTTTCCAGTTGTCCTCTGCCATGAAGAACCTGCAGGTGCTCGAACGCACCGCATTCGGCCTGGACGACAAGGAGCAGTCGAAAGACGCCGACGAGCTGTCGCAGCTGATGGATGAACTCTCGAAGGATGCCTGACCATGAAGCCCGAGCACATGAAACTGCTCCGGGATCGGTTCTGGCGATTGAACAACCTGTACTTCATCACGGACAAGCAGGGCAAGAAGGTCCGCTTCCGCATGACGCAGGAGCAGATTGACTACTTCCAGGGGATGCACACCCGCAACATCATCCTCAAGGCCCGGCAGTTAGGCTTCACCACGCTGGTCTGCATCGTCCAGCTGGATGCCGCGCTATTCGAGGCCGCCAAGTGCGCCCTGATCGCCCACACCCTGAACGACGCCAAGCGCCTGTTCCGGGAGAAGGTGAAGTACGCCTACGATCACCTGCCCATGGAGATCAAGGCGGCCAACCCGGCGCGAAATGACGCCGCGGGGGAACTGGTGTTCAGCAAGGGCGGGTCGCTCTACGTGTCCACCTCCTTCCGGGGTGGTACGCTGCGCTACCTGCACGTTTCCGAGTTCGGGAAGATCTGCGCCAAATTCCCGCACAAGGCGCGAGAGATCGTCACTGGTGCGTTTGAGGCCGTGGCTGCTGAGTGCTTCGTCACCATCGAGTCGACGGCAGAGGGCCGGGCCGGGTACTTCTTTGACTACAGCCAGTCTGCCGAGAAGCAGCAGCTGTCGGGCGTGCCCCTGGGCCTGCTGGACTGGAAGTTCTTCTTCTTCAGCTGGTGGCGGAATCCGCTCTACTCGCTGGACCCGACCGACGTCACGATCCCCGACCGCCTGACCAAGTATTTCGACGAGCTGAGCGCCAAGCACGGCATCGTCACCAGCCCAGGCCAGCGCGCCTGGTACAGCGCCAAGGAGAAGACCCTCGGCGACGATATGAAGCGGGAGTACCCGTCGATCCCTGCCGAGGCATTCCAGCAGACGATCGAGGGCGCGTACTACGCCAAGCAGTTCACCAAGCTCTACGCCGCCCAGCGCATCGGCAAGCTTCCAGACAATAGCCACCTGCCGGTGCACACCTTCTGGGACATCGGCGTAGGAGACTCCACGGCCATCTGGTTCGTCCGGATCGTCGGCGAGGAGTACCACGTTGTCGACTTCTACCAGAACAGCGGGGAAGGCCTGCGGCACTACATGAAGGTGCTCAAGGATCGCGGCTACGAGTACGGCGAGCACTGGGGGCCGCACGACATCGACAACCGGGAATTTGGTAGCGACGGCAAGACTCGACGCGAACTCGCGCGAGAGGGCTACGAGATCGACGGCCAGGTGTATCGGATTACATTCCAGGTGGTGCCAAAGCTTGGGGTTGACGAAGGCATCGAGCAGGCCCGCGAGATTCTGCCCAGCTGCGCCTTTGACGAAGCCAAGTGCGAGGAAGGCATCACCGCCCTGGAAAGCTACCGCAAGGAGTGGGATGACAAGCGCGTGTGCTGGAAGGACAAGCCCCTGCACGACTGGTCATCTCACCCTGCCGACGCCTTCCGCTACTTCGCCGTGGCCAAGACCAAGCGATCCGTGGTCAAGCACGTTCCAATCTCGTTCACTTTCTGAGGCCACCCATGCCGAATTTCCTTCCCCGGGCAGAGTACTCGGAGGCCTTGCCCGGCTGGCAGCTGGTCAAGCGCTGCGTGGCGGGCGCCCGCGAGGTGCGCAAGCACGATATCTACCTGCCGATGCCGGACCCGGAGAACAAGTCTCCCGAGAACCAGGCGCGGTACAAGCAGTACAAGAAGCGGGCGATGTTCCTGAACATCACAGGGCGCACGCGCACCGGCCTGCTGGGCGCCGTATTCCGCAAGACCGCTGAGTTGGAGTTGCCAACTGGCGTCGATTACCTGAAAGAGAACGCCAGCGGCGACGGCACGAGCCTGGAGCAGCTTTCCAAGGATGCCGTAGGGGAATGCCTGGACGTTGGCCGTGGCGGGTTCCTGGTGGACTTTCCGGCCGTTGAAGGCGTGTCCTCGATGGCGGACATGCAGGGCCGGCGCGCGCTGATCCATCACTACGGCGCCGAGTCGATCATCGACTGGGATGAGCAGGTGATTGATGGCGTGAAGCGCCTGGTCTACGTCTGCCTGCTCGAATGCGTGTCGGCGTTCAGCCCGGACAGCCTGGAGCGCACCACTGATACCCAGTACCGAGTGCTGCTGCTGGTTGATGGACGGTATGTCCAGCGCGTGTACAGCGAAGACAAGAGCACCTACACCGAGACCGAGCCGCTCGACAAGAACGGCAGCCCCTTCGACCACATCCTGTTCAGCTTCTACGGCGCCCAGAACAACGACGCCAGCGTCGACAAGTCGCCACTTGAAGACCTGGCCGATGTGAACATCCTGCACTACGGCAACAGTGCCACGGTGGAGGAGAGCGGCTTCATCAGCAGCCAGCCCACGCTGTTCATTACCACCGACATCAGCGCGGACGATTTCGCCAAGCTGAACCCCAACGGCATCCACATCGGCTCTACCCGCGGGTTCAACCTCGGCAAGTCCGGTGACGCAAAGCTTGTCCAGGCGACAGAGAGCCAACTGGCCCGCACGCTGCTTAAGGACAAGGAAGAGCAGATGCTGATGATCGGCGCCCGCATCGTCCAGAAGGCGGGGGGCGCCGAGACGGCCGAGGCCGTGCGCATCCGCTACAGCTCGGACAACAGTGTGCTGGGCACAATCGCTGGCAACGTGTCAGAGGCCCTGAAGCGGGCCATCATCGACGCCGAGCGCTTCATGATGGGTGAGCCGGACGAGGCTGGAACGGTCTTCTGGCTCAACCAGTCGTTCTTCGATGAGACGATGACCGCCCAGGACATCCTGGCCCAGGTTCAGCTCTGGCAGCAGGGCCTAATTGCCAAGTCCGACTTGCGCACCAACCTGCGCCAGGGCGGTGTCCTCGAGGCAGACCGCAGCGACGAGAAGATCGACGAAGAGATCGCCCAGCAGCCGCCGGTGACCGGCAACGACACCGGAGATGGCGGCGATGAGCAGTGACGGCTACCTGTCCGACGCAGCGACTCGCCACCAGGTGCACGTGCAGCGATATGCCGGGGGCAGCCTGAAGCGGCTGGCCAAGTTCATTACCAAGGCCATCAGCACCGCCAAATCGCGCGTATCAGAAGGATTGAGTCGCTACGGCACCCAACGGTACGAAAAGCAGATCCAAGAGCTACAGGGCGAGCTGGCGGGCGTTTACGGCGAGATGAAGCAACAGGCCGTTCTCGACCTGACTGAATTCGGTGGCTACGAGGCTGAATTCAACATGACTCTGCTGGGCAAGGTCGTGAAGACGGTCGTGCAGCTGAACAGGCCAAGCATCGAGCAGGTAGCCGCGGCTGCGCTGGCCGATCCGCTCGACCTGGAGGTCGGCAAGGGTCGGCAGCGAATCAGCATCAATGGCGCGCTCGACCAGTACGGCACCAAGAAGAGCGCTGAGATCATCAGCGAGATTCGAATGGGATCGGGGCTTGGCGAGACGACAGGCCAGATCACCCGCCGGCTCACATCGCTTGGCGTGCAGCAGCGCGACCA